CCTGCGGCGGTCGAGCGCCCATCGAAGCGCGCGCGGCCGCGTCAGCGCCGCCACCCTGCAACAGCGGTTCGCCCAAGCTGCCCGGCGGCGTGCCAATGTGCGCCGGCGGCCCTTCGGTCATCTGCGATCGCGCGGCCAGAATGCCTGCGGTCAACTCGGATGTAATCTTCTGCACGCCGGCCTCAACGCCCTTTGCGACACCCTGCTGTACTTGCGCTTGCAGATTGCCGCCTTGCTGCTGCTGTTGCTGCATCGCCTGGCGCTTCTCTAGCTCTTCCTCGCTCGGCACAACATTCTCACCAGTGAGACCAATATCTTGAGACACAGCACGAAGCACATTGCCACGACCAGCGATACCCATAATACCGAGGTCAGTCGGGTTGTTAGTCTCCCGAAGAAACTCGATTTGGCGCTGGCGCTGGGTCTCGCGCTGGACTGCGACTTGAACGCCTTGGACACTGATTTTCTCCTCGCCGGTCAACAGTCCGGTGGTATCGGTAAGCATGATCAAGTCGGCAAGATTGAGCAGCAGCGGCTCGAGGATGTCGCGATCAATATTCGCAGCCACAGTCTGTAGGATCTTGGAGGCGTTCCCCATTAACATAGCCAGGCCACTGGCGGTCCTTCCGGCACCACCACTTCCCGCCTGCCCGCCAATATATTTGGGAATAGCTGAAACGTCGTCGGCAAACCCCTGGAACGCGTTGAAGACTTCGATCAGCTGCTGGGCGTTGCTGGTCGGCATGAAGAAGGTGATCGGTTCCTGATTGTTGTTGGAGACAGGATCGTTTCGTACATGCCATCGTTTCCATGGATACATGTCCTCTCCGGTTTCATCAGGGGAAAGCCGATCATCATTGACCACCACCTGGGGTCCTGAAGCAATGCTAAGGTTGTTAACCAGAGAACGGGCCACGGCATTGATGATCTCCTGGATATCCTCGATGATTTCCGTCAGGCTGTTGCCCAACGGAGAACCCGGCGCCTTCTCGAAGCTCGTCATGTAGTAGTTGTGGCGTTGGCGCGGGGATGGCGACAGCTGCGCTTTGATAACGTGCGAGCCGATGCTCCACACCTGAACGAAGTAGTCGCGGAGCTCGTCAGGTACGGCCAGTCCGTAGTCCTGCAGAAGGCGCCCCTGGACGTGTCCAGTGAACGCCATCATGCTCAGCATCGCTGATCGGTTCCATGCGGGGTTCTCCCGGTGCTCCAGAACAGCCCGTTCGGCGTCAGTCGTATCCCAGTTATCGTAAAGCCCTCCGCGGCCATACTCGTCCAGCACGGCCCGAATCTCTTCTTGATTATATCCAGGGAGATCCAACAGATCGTTGAGTTCTGCACGGGTAATGCGGAGCTTTTCAATGATGTCTGCATTGGCGATATCCGCTACACCGGGGGTCCACCAGAGATCGAACGGCGACACGCGCCGCCATGTCAACTTGGGCTGCTGCGTCACCGTCGGCTTGCCGCCGCCAGGCGGCCACTTCACTGTCGGAATCACTTTGACTTCGGGGCCGCACACGCAAGCGAAAGGAAACTTGGGAAGGTCAACAAGGAACTCGGCGAACGCGGTATAGAAGCCGCCCTCGCGCAGCATGTCTTCAATCTTGTCGCCGCTGTCGCGCGCCTGCTGGACGGCCTTTTTCTTGGCCGCGTCCGACGCCGCCTCAAGCAGCGCGGTCTTGCGCTTCTGCACGTCGGTCGGGTTCGGGGGTTTACCGCTCGTCTGCTGGATCTGCTGCGTCTCAGCCTGCATCAGCTGGTCGATCGCGCCTGTTATCTCAGGCGGGATGGTAGGGTTGCTCGATGGCCGGATCGCCCACGGCTGGTCGTTGCCAAGATAGATATCGCGAAGCAGTGAACTTGCCGCGCGGATCTTCTGCGCGGTTGTCCGCACGTAGACTTCCGACCCGCCAAACTTGCGGATCTCATTGAGCTTGTTCGCGTCGTACTGTCCCTTCGATGTGCGCTCGCAGACCAACAGCAACTCCGACCAGCCGGCCGACGTGTTGCGGTGGTTACGCATAATCTCGAACTGGCCCTTGATGTACGAGACCAATCGCGCGGGATCTTGGGGCGGCGGAGGGATGGCGGAGTTCGCCTGGGCAGCGTCCCGCTTCTGGAGCTCTGCTTCCGGAACTACAGAGAGGGTGCCCGATTGGCCGAAATCGTCTGCCATGAAATGTCCTGCGCGCAGTTGCGCGGGAGCGTAGAACTTGACCGTTAATAATTACTTTAGTAATCAAAGTCGTATGACTGATTACCCAGTGGAGACCGGGTTCGCCGATCTGCCGGTTTACGAACCGGTGGAATTGTCAAGTGTGCCTGTACGGCCGAACCTAAACGCAAACCAGATCGCCATCATCGCCAAGGAAATGGCAATGGCCATCCTGGACCCGCAGCTGATCTGGCGCGCGGCCGGGATTAACCAAGCCCAGTTTGAGCGCTTTGTCCAGCCCACGGAAACCTATAAACGGGTCTACGAGACGTACGCGATCGAATGGGAGAGCGCACTTTCGACAAATAAAAGAATTGCCATCAAGGCCGCAGCTGCGCTAGAAGACGCTCTCCCCGATCTCGCCAGACGGATGGTCGATGCCCACGAACCGCTCAACCAAGCCACCGAAGTCGCGAAGACCTTCGCTAAGCTCGCCGGCGCCGGCGAACAAGCGCGCGAAGGTGGCTCCCCCGGCGAAAAGTTCACCATCACTATCAATCTACACGACCCGCGAGAAAAAGCTCGCGAGCAGAAAACGATACAACCACAGCCCGAAGGGCCTAGCGTGTTACCGGAGATACGACTCATCACCAAAGGGCCGGATAAAACAGAATAAATACGATACGTCGCCTAAAGGACGCCTCCGTTTTCGTCGTTATGATCATTCACCAAAAGGACTCCTAAATAATGACCGCAAAAACAAAAACCGACGCCGATCGCCTCGCTGACGCGAACGATATCATCCGCAAGATGCTCGCGGCCGAACGTGAGCTCAAACGCGAGAACAAGGATCTCTATGATCGGCTCGATGCCGCGGAAGAGTCCCGGCGCCAGCACTACGATATCGCCGCGTACGACCCAACACCGCCAACGTGGATCTCTGGCAAGGGCGGCAAGATCGGCTCCCGCGGGTGCCCGATCACAGTCTGGTCAGACCCACACGCGGGCGAAGTCGTCAAGCCGAAAGGGACCAACGGTGCCAACAAATTCAACAAGACCGTCCTCGAAAAACGATTCACCCGGCTCTTCGATACCACTGTGGATCTCTGCTATAATCACATGGGGCGTGCCAAAACAGAATATCCAGGGATCATCGTTTGTCTCGGCGGGGATATGGTCGGCGGTGACAATCACGAAGAGCTAGCCCGCACAAACGATATGGCCCCGCTCGTCGCCGTTAATAAAATGTCGGATCTCCTGTGTGCAGGCCTCGAGCACATGGCGTCTAAGTTCGGTAAGGTCTATGTACCCGCGGTCGTTGGAAACCACGGACGAAACGTCAAGAAGCCGCCGTTCAAGGACATCACCGACTTCAACTATGACTACGCTCTCTACTGCAACCTGATCCGGCACTTTGAGAAGACCCGACAGAATAAGTGGATCCACATTGACGCGCCCGAGAGCGCCGACGTGCATTTTCAAAGTTACGGCACCCGTTATATGCTGACCCACGGCGACAATCTTGGCGTCAAGGGCGGCGACGGGATCATCGGCGCGATCGGCCCAATCATGCGTGGCTCGATCAAACTCGGCACACAGACGCATAAGCTGGGTCTCGACTTCGACCATCTGATCCTATGCCATTGGCACCAACTCCTATGGCTACCCGGTGTCACCGTCAATAACACACTCAAGGGCTTCGATGAATTCTCCGCCCTACGCCTGCGCGCCCCGCCGACGACCCCGTCCCAGGCCCTCTGGTTCGAACATCCGGAATGGGGTACTACTGCCCGCTGGGAGATCTACCTGGAAGGGAAGATCAAGGCCGCGGCCAGTGCGAGACGGGAATGGGTTAGTTGGGTGAAATCGTCTACAACTTCGGACTAACTGCGCCCACTATCGCGCAGTTCATGATATCACGGGCGACTAACAGGATCCTCGCGGGTCCTGTTGGCTCTGGTAAGACCACTGGCTGCATCATGGACCTGTTCATGTGGGCCCGCGATCAGCCCCGCGCGCAGGACGGCAAGCGCTACACGCGCTTCGCGATCGTCCGCCAGACCCTACAGCAGCTGAAGGCCACCGTTCTCAAGGATGTCGAGACGCACCTGTCCACGCCCGGACTGGGCTACTGGAAGGTGTCCGACTCCACGTACTACCTCGAATTCGACGACGTTGTGTCCGAGTGGCCGTTCATCCCGCTTGAGGACGCCAGCGACCAGGCCCGCCTCTTGTCCATGCAGCTGACCGGCGCGTGGCTGTCAGAGGCGATCGAAATGGACATCGACATCCTGACGCCCGTCGGTGGCCGACTCGGCCGGTACCCATCTGGCGCGCGCGGCACGCCGGCGCGACACGGGATCATCGCCGACACGAACATGCCCACCGAAATGACACCCTGGCAAGTGTTCATGGAACAAGTTCGCCTGCACGAGAAGCCAGACTGGCAGCTGTTCAAGCAGCCCTCCGGCCTGTCGCCCGACGCCGAAAACTTAAGCCATCTGTTCCAGACTCCCGAGACGATGAAGCTGCCGGAAGGCCACCCCGTTCGCGAAGCGCAAGGACGCAAATACTATGACAAGCCAGTCGAAACGTGGGGTATCGACCATCCTTGGGTCCGACGCTACGTCAAAGCCGAGTACGGACCCGATCCATCGGGTGAGGCGGTATTCGCGAGATCTTTTCGGCCTGAGTTTCACATTGTTGACGACACGTTGCCTATATCCGGCATCCCACTGCTCGTCGGTCAGGACTTTGGCCGTAACCCGTGGTCCCTCATCTGCCAAATGGACCATATGGGCCGGCTTCTCGTCCACGAAGAAGTTGCCGCCACAAACGTAGGACTGGAAAAACATGTCACGGAAAGGCTCCGGCCGCGGCTCGTCAACGGGTACCCGGGTTTCAAGGTCGCTGTTATCGGAGATCCGAGTGGCGTGGCTAAAGGAAATGTCGCAGAGGAAAGTTGCTTCGACGCACTTAAGCGACTCGGCCTCTCAGCTTTCCCTGCTCCTACGAACGAAATCGAAAATCGCATCCGGGCCGTCGAGGCACTACTTGCAAGACAAACTAATGGCGGCCCATCACTCGTTATCTCTCGCCGCGGATGCCCTCTCCTATGCCGTGCCATGGCCGGCGGCTATCGGTATCTCAAGAA